ACTAAGCAGAGCTTTTTAGAACATGTTTTTACGTTACATGGTTCACCCATTATTGGCAAGGACTATATCAAACTTGTTTTTGAGAAGTATTTGCCTGAGGGGACTTGGTCGACTTTCTTGGATGAAAAACTTAAACTTGAGCTCCGAGCCGTCGAAAAAGTGAAAGATGACAAACTCCGAACAATCTTGGGGGTTTGTATAGTACATGTTTTCATTACAAAAATGTTTATGTTGAACATTAACCAAAAGTTCATGGAACACACCTATGTTTCAACAAACATTGCACTTGGCTTCTCACCATGGTATGGTGGGATGGACCGACTTGCTCGATATTTGCGACAACATTCTGTTGGTTGGGAATTCGACGTTGGGAAAATGGATGCTAATGAACATCATTGGATTATCATGGCAATCTGTAATCTTCTCTTTTCTTTTCTCAAACCTGAGTTTCAAACAGATAAAAACAAGCAAATATGGCATAACCTCAGCCTAATGCTTAGTATGTCGCCTATTATCATGGAGGATGGTGAAATTTACCTAAAGGGTGATAGTGGAAATGGTGGTGGTCCGAGTGGACACTTCCTAACTTCCATCTTGAACTCGATTTTCGCTCTGTTCATGTTGATGTTGGCATTCGTGGAACGTGGGACGAATGATGGTCTTTTTAATAAGAGCACCACGTCTATGACTATCGTTTCAATGTGGCGAAAATATGTTTCAGCCGTTGTGATGGGTGATGACATAACTTACACGACCTCTCTAAGTTGGTTTAGAGGGCCAGAAGTTGGTTTTTACCTATGGGAGAAGTTTGGCGTGACCTTAGAGACACCCTCTGAGCAACCACGTAGCTTTGACCAATTACGATTTTTATCACTCGGTTTTCAATGGAGTGAGCGTGATGGCATGTACATCTTTAACCTTAATCCGAACAGAGTTTACTCTAGCATTCTGACTATGGGAAAAGGTGTGCCAAGTGCCTCCAAGACGCTAACTCGACTTGTGAGCATTCGACTATGCTCATGGGGTGATGAGAAAACGCGCCGGATGGTTCGGTACGTTATTGAGAAGTTTGTTGAACTTCATGATTCCGAGGAAGCAACCCTGGAAGGAAAATCTGAGTGGGATATTGCAAAACAGAATATTCTCACTGATGATGAGATGCGTTATATGTACACTGGAAATAATTCTGAGCACGTTGGACTCCTAGCCCGTGCCGCCAGCAGCCTTCTAGGAGAAGGATTGCTGAATTTCGATTCCTGCAACCAGGCAATCGAATACCAGTGAACAACGGATTATCTTCGTGATATCGTCGATCAGTACACACCGTCACAAGAAACCATCAACTCAGCTAAATCTGAAGCTTACAAATTTATTGATTTCAAGAACACTGAGAAATACTACTTGTCATTGATTGAATCACAAATGGGCAATAAGAAATTCAACAAATCGAATAAAGGTCGCACAAAATCAGGACGTGCTATGAAGCCTCCCCGTTCTAGCAAACGCCGTGCCACGAACAAAAAGGGGCAAGTTCATGGGCACATTTCCAGGAAGAAATCTAAGAAGGGAAAGTTCCGTGGGCTTGACACAGCTATGTTAGCTGCAGGTGTTGTTATGAACAACACAAAACAACGTGGCAAGTCAGGCTACAAGGTGAATGGAAACATCGATCACCGCAAGGTGGTGGGACGCGAGCGGTTTGGCAACATTGTTGTCAATGCCGGCGGAACAGTTGGCTCATTGATTCAGCAGATTGTTTTGCACCCAAAATCTCTTGGCGTTACACAACTAGCGAAAGAAGCGAACAATTATGAACAATATCGTGTCAACCACCTTCGAATTAAGTTCATTACCGCCTCGACAACAGCAACTGATGGTGCTATGTTGGGCTACTTTGATCGTGATCCTGCTGATGTTTTCCCCGGAGATTATGAGACACGACTTAAATTCGCTGATCGCTCTAAGAACAAAGCTGGTGGTGTTTACTACAAGTCCCACACATGGACACTGCCCAAGAAGCGTGATTGGTTGTGGGTCGATCCTGGCAATGAAATTCGAATCACCACCATTGGCAATTGGTATTTACTTCAGGAAGTTGCTAATTCAACAGGAACTGCTCAAGGGACCCTTGAGATTGAATATGACTTTGATTTCAAAACAGCTCGTGATGAAGAAGATGATGTTTACTCTGATTACGCTCGAGGTTCTGGTTCTGGTTCTGGAACTCAACTGTTTCCTTTTGGCACAGCAGCTAACCCTGTTAACTGGGATATTGCTGGTGGCTTCAGCGACTCCATTGTTTACGGCCGTATCAATCCCGGTGGGACTAGCATTACTACCTTTTACCTCCCAAGTTCTGCAAATGGCTATCTTGTCATTTTTATCTTGAGCAATGCGACAGCTGCCAGTGCACCTGTCTTAAACACTGACATTTTGGTTAGCTCAAATCTATCAGTTATTACCTCAACTGGTTACGTTCTTGCAAATGCTAGTAGTCAATACACTGCAATCCTCCAGAATACAAACACAAATATGCCCACACCTTCCGGTTACCCTAGTGGCACTTACATTTGCGTCCAAAATCACGACTCTGGTGTTGTTACTACTGCATCCAGTAAGGTTATTATTGTGCCAATAAACTATCTGGTTGACGTTTTTGCTAAGAATTCACTCGCTCAAGCTCAAAAACAACTGAATGACCTCACTAAACAGTTAGAGGCTGCAAAACAAAGACAGATCTGTCTTGAAGAAAAGAGATCTGATCCATCTTCAATATATTATGAAAACACCACTCCCAAAGCTAAGGAACGTTCAGTGGTGAATTTCAACTTCAGTGAGGATGAGCAAACGTTGCGAAATGAAAATGTTGTCCGAATGGCTACTGGAAGCTCAAATGGCGAAAACAAAATATCACAAAGTTCGAAATCAGCTTTGGGACTCCTTGACAATGATAATCTTGAAGACTATGAAGTTGAAGAGCTCAAGCGCGAAGCTGATCAACATGGATTCGTCCTCATTCGCCGTGATCAGGGGCTACTTGCAGTCCAGGAACGAGAACCTGAACGACAACAAAGAACTCGCGTTCCTGACGACCTTGTCGGAGTTGGAGAGCCAGTGCTCAGGAGAAAGTCTGTTATTGGAGGAGAGCCAGGGAGAAGTTCTTCACTCAAATAACATTTCTGCAGATGCTAATGAAATGATCGCACAAGTGCAAAAGAAAGAGTTGTCAAAATTCAATACTGCACTCAAAATGGCTATTGCTAAATCGCAGGCCGAATTGGAACAAGAAGAAGAGAAAGATGAAAATCATTCTGCAACTGTCTAGTCCAATTACACCATCGAAAGGTGTTTTTACTTTCGAACATGTTGGAGTACAATTGTACGAACCACGTGCTTATGTCCTCAGTTTATGAAAG